ACCTCCGAATGTTATTCGGGGGGGGTATGACCCGCCCCATGATTTTAGTTAAAAGGCAAATCCTCGTCGGTTCCTTCCGGGACATTCATAAAACCGTCCTCGGAAACCGCGGGTGCTGCCTGCGCCGGCGCAGTATTGTAATCGTCGTCTCCGATATCCACGTTGTGGTCCAACTGCTTAATGCTGTTTGCCATAGCCTCCGCAGCCGTGATCTGTTCCGGCGTAAGCTTTGATACGAAAGAAAATGCAGCGCGGCTGTAAACGATACCCCCGGCGTTCTTTTCCTTTTTCAGGGTAATCTTGGTTACTGCCTGATAGCAGCGCAAATTCTTAAGCAAAATTCGCTTGCTGATATAGTCCCTCATGTATTTCAGACTTGTCGGCGGAAGGGAAAGAATCAGAGGCACAGGGTTGTCCTCTCTTAAAATATAGATGCGGTGAACATTCTTGCAGGCTTTCCCGGCTCCGTCGGATCCAAACTGATTGTTCGGGCAGGTGTCGCACCGCTTGCATTCCCCGGTCTCCCGATCTACACCGGTTTTTCCGTCATAGCTGGAGCAGTCCGGCTGTTCATTTCCTCCGGAAAACTTCTCCTTCCAGAATGCGTTTACCGGATGATGCCAGAGGATAACGCCCACAAGTTCCGTTGCGCTTTCCATGGAATCTTCATCCTCTCCCGGAAGTTCAAACGCGATCCCGCCGCCGGACGGAATCTTTACCCGGTCGAATGGAACGGATCCAAGTCCGTCCATTTCCTCATTGATCGCCTCTGCAAGCGCCCCGTCCAAAGTTACCAGATTAAAGTTTCCCTCTGCCTTTGTTGCTACTTCATTCTTTGCCATAATAATTTCCTCCTTCTCATGCTCCCGGTTTTAATGTCGGCTGGTCCGCAAACTGACCGCCGCTTTCCGACGCTGCTTTTAAATCCTCCTCCGGGTACTCCCGGATGCCTGAAATACGGACACAATCCTCAATACTGCCCTGTCGATACTGGTTCTTATGATCTCCCTCCAATGTCTCTGTGGAGAAGTAACCGTTTTCAATTCCCATATAGCGGCACACGATATCCTGATTCCGGATACGGAGAAGAACGGGATCCCCTTTACAGAGGATTGTTCCGTTTTTGTCTTTTACTGTGATTACCTTGGTTTCCTCAATCGCAATGCTCATTTATGCCTCTTCCTCCTCACTCTGATCTTCGGACACAGTTTCTTCCATCGGCGCATCGTCGTTCATGTCCTCTGCCTCCGGCGCATCCGCCTCTTCAAAGTCATCCGATTCTGCGCTTTCAAGGCTTTCCGCATACTCCTCCAGCGGAGTTTTTTCGGAACCATAATATAAATCGTTCAGTACCCGGTTCATATCTGCCGCCATGCCGATAGATTCCATGGCAAGGTTTAATGCTGCATCATAAAGCGTCGCGCAAGCACGCACCGCCTCTTCGCCCTGCACCTGCAGGAGCGCAAGGTATTCCGCCATGCCGGTTTTGATAAGTTTTTCTGCAACACCAATTCTGCTGTAAGCCTCGGATGCAATACCGTAACCCTCGTGCTTATTCTTGACCGCCTGAATCGGGCGACCGTTTTCCTCTGCCTCTGCAATGCGCGTATTATATGTAAACTGAATTACCTTTGCGACATTTTCTTTCAGGCTTTTTTCGCTCTCTAAGCGAACATCCAACTCCATTTGTTCATAATCTCCCATGATCTACTCCTCTCTGTTTGCTTTTGCCCGTTCGAGCGCTTTTGTGTTCGCCTTACGTTTGGAAAGAGTAAGCTTCTCATAAATGCTCAAACATTCCGTAAGTTCTTCCGGAAGTTCGCCCTGCTCCTCCACCAATGCCTTGCAGGAACTGTTCAAAGTTCTTGGATCCACTCGCTCAACGATGATATCTCCAAGCCCCTGCTCCCGTAAAACATCAAAGAAGCACACTCCATTTTCTGCCAGAGCCTCTTCTGATTTCTTGGAGTACATGGTAGTCTGCTGCAGGGTGTAAGTAAATCCGTCGACGGTTGTGTTCGGCTTCTCCTCATCTACCATCATCGCGCAGATTTCCTGCTCCAATTTTTCCTTTGCTTCGTTGTTTTCTTTCGTCTGGTTTGCCAGATCCTCTTTTCGGTCAAGAATTTCTTTGTACTTTCTGACCTTCTCGTCTAATACTGATTCCATAATTTCCTCCTTAAGTTTTTATGCTGCTCGGCTGCCAATGTGGTGCGATGTGCGGTCTCTGCAGTAATGTGTTCGCTCGGTTCGCATGGCTTCTCCTTTCTCCTTAACCCTCCATCTTTACTTTCAACGCTGATTCTGCGTAACCTGCGCCCGTTACCTGAAACAACATCCGGCAATCATAGCACCGGTACAACGTATTTATTATCAGCTCATGAACAACTCCGCTGCATATCGGACACACCGACTTTGCGTTCTTGATTATCAGTTCCATTAGAAATAATCCCTCCAAGTATCAACTACTGTTTTTGCTAAATCTTCTTTTTTGGCAAGCGCCTTTAGTACGACCTCATCAATACTCTTTTCGACCACCAGATGAATATAGGTGCAAATATTCCGCTGTCCGATTCTGTGAATACGGGCAAGGCTCTGGGAATATGCTGCGTAATTGAAGTTCTCGGAATAGTAGACACAGGTGTCTGCTGCTGTCAGCGTGATCCCAAGTCCTGCAGTATCAATCTGGGCGAGGAAAACCTTCGTTTCCGGGTTAGTCTGGAAGTCCTCAACAATGGGACCTCTGTCCTCGATCTTGATATCCCCGTAAATACTGCAGTAGCGGATTTTCTTTTTGGATAAAAGGCTTTGTATCAGGTCGATTTCCGGTCTGAACCGGCAGAATATTACCAGCTTCTTTCCTGCGTCGATCACATAATCATCCAGGATGTCCTCCAATGCATCAAGCTTTCCCTTGAATACTAGTTCCGGTTTATCGCTTCCGTCCGTCTGAATAAATCCTCCGGTAAATTGCTGCAACCGAAGTAATTTTGTAAGTACCGTCGTTGCGGTAATCTGTCCTCCGTTTTCAAGCTCTGCGTAACTATCCCGCTTGATCTGGTCGTACAGGTGCTTCGCTTTGCTGTCAAATTGAATGTATCTGGTAAGGAACGTCTGCTCCGGAAGATCAAGAGCTTCTTCCTTCGTGACCCGGTAGGCTATGGAATGTTCTTTCTTGATGAGTTGATCCAAGTCCTTATAACCGATAATCTGTCTCTGGTTGAACCCTCCCATGATTGCGTACCGGCTGCGAAATGCATAGAAATTCATACCGAATACGTTCGGATCAAGAAAACGGTACTGACTGAATATGTCAATGGCATTGTTCTGTACCGGCGTACCGGAGAGGATCAGTTTGTATTTTGCAATATCTCCCAGTCGGTGCATCGCTTTACTCTGCTGTGCATCGTGGGTCTTAATCCTCTGACTTTCATCCGCGATAACCAAATCCGGCTTCCAGTCCAGAAGCGCCTCAAAGATACCTTCTCTCCAAGTGGATTCATAATTGATAACCGCAACCTTAAGCGCCTTAAACGGAAAGGATTTTAAAGCTTCCAGTTCCTGAATGCGGTGCTTCTTGTCTCCAAGAAGCACATTGACCTTATATTTGAAGGTGGCGTAGTCGTCAAATTCTTTGGGCCAGACGGAGCATACGGATGTCGGCGCAACGATCAGCACCTTTTCAATGGCTCCCATCTGATAGGCTGCCCCTGCTACTGCTATTGCAGTCAAGGTTTTCCCGCAACCCTATCAGCCCATCTCAAATAGGAATCCGAACCCTTTACCTTGAAGTGTCGTATCTTTTCTTTGAGATGTCATTTGCATCGCCTCCTTCCCATATACACGCCGGATTCTTCCGGGTGTGCTGCATGGTATTCCGCATGTTTCTTCTGACTGCTGAATACCATCAAATTTTCTGGTCTGTTATCATGTTTGTCGCCGTTGATGTGGTGAACAACTTCCCCACGTTTTAGCTTTCTTCCAAGCATTTTTTCCGCCACAACTCGGTGTTCATGGTTACCATGATATTTTTTGTATGTGTTTTCTTTACATGAACCTTTGTTGTTCATTTCCCTATTTCTTACAGTTTCGCGCTTTTCCTGCGTCCATCCGTTAGAAGTATTCATTGGATTTTCGGTCTGGTTAAATCTCCTCATTCTGTCGCTTGTAAATGCCTTAGCGCATTGTCTGGAACAGAATGTATGGCTTCTGATCTGCGAAGGATTTCTCTGAAACACAGCGCCGCAGGTTTCGCATTTTACTTCTGTCATACGCTTGTATTGTCCTCCTACTTGGAATACATTTTCATAAGTGCATTGCAAATAAACTCGGAAAATTTTTCTATTTCCGTTTTCGTTTGCGCAGGTTCGTTGCCGATTTCCAGATTTCCGTTGCCGATTTCCAGGCTCTTCTCTTCCAGCTTTTTGCTGAGTTTGTATAGTAAAAATCCCTGCTCTTCATGATCTAATTCCTCATACTCATTCAAAACAAATCTTGTGAATGCGCCTGCCATTAAATCTGGGAAAATTTTTTCCGGTATTTCGTAACCGAAGAATCCGAGGCGTGTGCTAACAGTATCGCTTTCTCCTACAGCAGCCTTAATTGCGTTGTTTGTCCCGATAACTACTATGGTATCTGCGGATATTTCTATTTCTTTTCCATCTACCGTAATCCTTGCTGTTGTCTTTTCTCTTTCACTCATACTTTCTGTTCTCCTTGTCTCTTATTTATTTTATTTTCGTCCGGCTCCTCCGGTTCCGGCGGAGGAATCAGTCCGAATGTGATAAGCGCCATATTCGCGCCTCTCGTCTGATGTTTGAATAGTGGATACTTGACCGGATATTTGAACAGCGGAACCGGTTCTTCTGTCATGCGTTCCCGGTCAACGGCTTCCGTGATCCGGTTTAACCGTTGCCGTTCCTCCTCGATAACCTTCGGAAGCGTCACGAGGCTTGCAAGCTTGTTTAGGAGTTCTCCGTCTGCAGGACCGAAAAGCATTTGTTCCGCTTTGCTCCACTTCATTTTGTTCCAGCTCTTTATGATCGTGAACTGCATATTGTCAGCATCTTTAATAAGAATCTGACCATCTTTCAATGCCATCTTCATTTCCGATATTTCCTCCTAAATGCTTTTCTCGATCAGGTCCAGCCGCCCGAGCGTCTCTGCAATCATGCAATCGCCATCAAATCCATATGGACACAGCGTACAGTTTAATTCTTCAAAGCATCCTTCCACCGCAAGCTCATGCAGCCACCTTTGAAATCGCCTGATCTTCATTTTTCTGAATAGCCTTATCATGATGCCTCCTAACCCTCGGATCGCACGATCTGTATATATACCGTGCGTCGCCCCCATTGGAGCGCCTCCTCGTGATCTTCTATGTAAATATCAATTGTTTCTCCGCGTTCAATGTCGCCGTCCCGTCCATAGCCGGTATCGGTAAACTCATAAAATCCGAGGAAATTCAAATCCTCGTCGTACAATATGCAGGTACATCCCAGCCATTCCTTTGCGCCCGCCATTGTCAGCCCTTCAACGGTCGGACGCCCGCTTGCTGTTAAATTCCCCTCCAAATTGTCATAGGCGGTACATTCCACCTTGTAGATCTCCCCGGTGTCGATCATCTGATCCGGTGTCAGCTCCGCCGCCTGCACCTGCTCGAACTGCTGCCGGATCCCGCAATAGAATCCATACACGCCGATTAGGAACATAATCGCGAAGATCAACCGGATCAGAAATGTCTCCACCTTATTTCTGATTTCTTTGCGCCGCCTTTGCCTCCAAATGATAGTTTTGTACATGCTGTCTTTCTGTCTCCTCCTCATTCCGGCAGACAGGCGTAATCGGATTGTTTGCAAAATCAGCAACGATTCTGTAAACCGCAGCCGCCGCGCCAGTCGTTGGAATGATAAGCCCCTCCACGCTGTCAATCTCTCTTCCATCTGCCATAATATGTCTAATCATTTACGCCAACCAACTTTCTCCATTCTTCCGATATACAGATACACCTTGCGATCTTCTTCGTCGCCGGATCATATACCGGAACGGAATATAACAGCTTCCCGGAAGACAATTTGTTCATCCGGATGATCTGCATTTCTGCAAGCGTGCGCCGTACATTTCGGATATTTTCGTTGTGTTCCGTACAGTAACTGTCAAATACTTCTACTAAGATACGATGTTCGCCATTGATTGCCGGAGCAAGCTTCGTAAGCCCCTCCAGAAATTCCTCCAGGTTCGCAATCTGCGAACGCTCCCTAACCGCGTTTTTGATCGCCTCGATTGTTTCCATGCCGGAAATTTCCACCCCTGCCTGACTGAATATATCCAGTATCATAGGGAGCCGTTCCTCCGGCGCGTTGGAAACAATCTTTGCAATCTGGATAGCTGCCTTGATGTCAAGTCCATCTTCCAGAAGCTTTGTTATTTCGTTCTTCTCCTCCATCTGATTCTCCTTTGCTCGGTAAGTTTTGCATGGTTTCATGCCCAGCCCGGACCGCCAAATCCATATGCGCTTGGTTCATTACTTGTGCCACGCCATCAACGATAAGTTTTCTGTAATAATCCCGTTCCAGCAAAGCCGCTCTGGTAATTCGTAAGAGATATGCGTTTGCTTCGAAAAGTTCCATATTTGTGCAATATTTTTCATTAGGTTCAATCGTTATTCTCACACCTTTTGCCCGTGCTTCTGCAATAAGCTGTTCCGCTGTTGGATTCATTCCAATAGATTTAGCCATTCTTCTCACCAGCCTTTAAATTCTGCCCGTTGACAAACCCGTCCAGATAAGCATTTGATATTGCAAGAAATATGTTTTGCTTATCGGAAGGAACTTCTGAACCGATTTTTACAGCCAACGCTTCAGCCGTCTTTTTGCTTGATTCATCAAGCGTCTGCGTCGTTCTATTCATTTTGCTACCTCCTTTTTATTTGTGTCCTCCGCCCAAAGTGATATACTTTATATACAAGCCGCTGCAACGGCTAAGTATCTCTGGGAGGAGGAAAATTGTAATGGATACAATAATCAAAACACTCGATGACGTAATCTCCGAAAAAAGTTGCCCGTTATGCGGTGTCTGTATGCACAACATAACCACCGAGTATTTTTCTGACTGTGTGCATGGGAATAATCTATGCTCAAAATCAGACATGGCATTGATTGGGATTCTTGCCAAGTTGTCTGATTCCGTCAGTCAGGATAAGTAATACCAATGTTGGATAGGCTACGGAAATATGCATCAGCCTGTCCAACAGGCATTTGTCCAGTGATAATATTCATCATTTCGCCGGCTGCTTTCAGTGTGCCTGAAACTTCATTTGTTTTCATCGTGGAAAGAACCTCATCCTCCGTGATAAGCTTCACAAGCCTTTCAGAAAGCATTTCAACCCTTTTTTCATGTCTTGAAGATGCGTTGAAGTTCTGTTTCAGCCAGTTCATTGCCGCTGTTTCATCATTGAATTTTAAATCCTCTGGGATATCCTCCTTGGTGAGCATTCCTCTGTTTTTAAGATAAGTCATTCCTTTTACCTCCCCACTTGTGAGCGTCTGAATCCATCAGGCGCTCATTTTCTTTTCTCCCTCTGCCTTGCAGTACTGGCACAGGGATTCGTGCGTCTGACCGTACTTCTCGATGATCTCCGGCGTAATACCGCAATACTCTTCAACATCAATGCGGTAATCCTCTGCGGTATCAAGATCAGCGCCTAAGTCCTCTGTGATGTAATCTTTAAGGAATTTCTCCGTATCAATGTTTGCAAGTTCTTCGATGGAAACCAGCTCTGTCGTCTGTTCGTAATAAAGAACAATGAACTGTGCCTCGGTTAATGTAACGGTAATGTTGTTGATTGTTGCTGTGATTTCTTTACTCATAATGTTTTCTCCTTTTCCCTTTGTCCGCGTTTCCCTCGCGGTTGTTTTTTGTTGGTATGCCACAATTATATGTTGGTTAATTTCATTTGTCAATACCAGTTTTGAAATTTACCAACATTTTGTTGTAAACCAACATTTTTTGCTTGACTTTATAAGATTTTGATTTTAAGATTAGAAACAGGAAAGCGAGGTGATTACATAATGAATGAGAGGTTAAAGAAGCTTAGAAAGGCTTTAGAATTGACGCAACAAGAATTTGCGGATAGGATTGGAATCTCAAGGGGCAATATAGGGGCTTATGAGGTTGGAAAGAACAATCCTAGCGATGCAGTTATTTCCCTTATTTGCAAAGAGTTTAAAGTGAATGAAGAATGGCTCCGGAATGGAACCGGCGAAATGTTCAATGAAAGTTCAACTTCAAATTCAATTCTGGATGCGCTTGCGAATGAATACAATTTGTCTCCTGATGTATATACAATAATCGGAAGATTTATGACTTTGAAACCAGAACAACAGCAAGTCATTCTCGAAAGTATTAAGAAAATTGCGGCTGCATTTGGAAATACTGCAAACGAAGAATCAGGCATCATGGGTACAGACATCGGAACCGTCTCTGCGGAGGCGGCTTATGAAAAGACCTTAAATTCTGCACAGAACACGGACTCCTCTGCTTCGAGTACCATCGAAGACACAGAAAGGAATACCGGATGAAGAACTGTAAATAGAATAATGGAAAAGCCCCCTGCGTCCATTGGCGTGGATACAGCGGGCTAGGCTTAAAGCCATGCGGCATATATAATATGCAACTTTCCGAGCAAGCATATTATACCACCGCATGGCTCCGATGCACAAGTAAAACTTGCAAAACCGGGGCTATTTTTATGCCCTTTTTTAGGGAGGATAATATGATGAATCAAACCACACAAATGTCAAATTCGATGCCGGATCTTGAAAATGTCGCGGACTTATACGTCCGTGTGTCATCGACGGAGCAGGCAGAAGAAGGATACTCCGTTGCGGAGCAGGAAGCGCGTCTGCGAAACTATTGTGCTGCGCTTGGTATCGTAATTCATGCGGTGCATATAGATCCGGGATTCTCCGGAGCCACACTTGACCGTCCGGGGATCAAGAAAGTAATTTCCGATGTGGAACATAAGCGATGCAAGAAGGTCATCGTCTGGAAGCTGGACCGGCTATCGAGATCCCAGAAAGACACACTTATCCTTCTGGAGGATGTGTTCCTTGCAAATGACTGCAACTTTATATCCCTTATGGAATCATTTGATACCTCTACCCCGTTCGGTCGCTGCATCGTAGGGATCCTTGCCGCATTCGCCCAAATGGAGCGCGAGAATATAAAAGCTCGAACCACGATGGGGAGGCAGGCACGGGTCCGGGAAGGGCATTTTCACGCTGGTCATGCGCCTATCGGGTATAAATTTCAAACCGCATCGGACGGCACGTTGATCTCGAACGATATAATACCCGACCCATATGCCGCAAAACAGGTACAGGAAGTATTCCGCCTCTTTATTTCTGGATGGAACGCATCCCGCATTTCAAGGCATATGGTTGAAACGTATGGATCAAATCTTTACGGCTGGGGACATAATACGGCAATTTTGCGCATCCTCTCGAATCCGGTTTACATGGGAAAAGTAAGGATCCACAATCAATTGTACCAAGGAATCCATGAAGCGCTGATATCAGAAACAGACTGGTATATGGCGAACGCCAAGATGGAGCGCAGCAGGGAACTAAATACGCGAACTTATGCTTACCGGACCGGACACGGTCCGGCAGACAATCTTCTTACCGGGTTGATATTCTGCGGTGACTGCGGTGCGAGAATGTTTTGCAAAAAATTTTACAAGGAAACAAGGAGATATGTCTGCCATTCGGTTATTAAGTCATCCCCTACGATGGTAAGATCAGATCATTGTACCAATACGGAACACCCGTACACGGTTCAGGAGCTGGACAATATTGTATTAAACGAGATCAAGAAGCTTGCCCTTGACCGGTCCGCCTTTGATTCTGCGTGTGAATCTGCCTCTGAACGGGATCCGGAAGAATCTGCAATATACGAAGAAAGGTTGTCTGATGTCAACCGGCAGATAGAACGCCTCTTAATTTTGTATCAAACCGGAATCGTAGAACTGGATGATATAACAGAACGCATCGAAAGTCTTAAGAAGGAAAAGGCACAGCTTGAAAGCAACCTTGCTGACATGGACACCGCCCCCATGACCGAGACAAAGGAATCCGCGTGGGAAATGGCATCCAGCCTCCAAGCTGTTCTTGATTCCGGGGACATGGAATCGGTGCATCGTATTGTCCATTCCCTGATTGATAAGGTCGTTGTGTTAAATTCGGATGTCACAATTTACTGGTCTTTCTCTTAACCGAAATGCAGCAAACCGGCTGTATTGCTGCATTTCATTGTGTTTCCAAATAGTTACACTTATTAGGATAAATGTAACTATTTGGAAAGAAACTTTTATTATATAGAAATTACAAAAAGAAGGAGGGGCAACGCTCATGAACGGCGCCCCTCCTTCTTACTTACTGCTTTGTAACAATATCCGGCTTTGCCCATCCGATCCGGGTGCCGCCTTTTTTAGTAGCCACACCGATATAGTACGGGTAGGTTTTGGAATTGGCGATATCAGAAACATACATGATCGCGCCGCTCTTCTTGACGCTTCCTCCGGTTCCGTTACCGTTGCCGTAGATCGTGCCGGTTACTTTTACCTTATCTCCAACCGCAAGGCTTTGGGATGTTGTGGATGCGCTGCTTGTGATTGTTCCTCCGATATCTGCTGCATCCACCCAGCCATAGACGGTAGATCCGCCGCCGGTCACCGCCTGCAGGTGGTACGGATGTTTCCCTTTCGCATATACATTCGTAACCTTTGCTGTGCCGGGCTTACATGTCTTTCCGGAAGCGGCGCTCGAACTGGTATAATGCTTTGTTCCGGTAAAGGAAACAACATCTCCAACGCTGTATGATGCAGCCGCTTCCGCTTTATCTCCGTCATCATTTCGCGGATTTCCGCTAACGATGACGCCGGTATGTCCTTTTGACTTTGTCACGAGGATGCTGCCGTTGTACACCGGCGTTTTATCCTGCGACGTGTATGCATAGGAAGCCTCGAACAGTCCGCTTGCCGCCAGTTTAACCGGTTCACTTTTCGGGTCGGTCGTAATATCCCCGATGTCAATTCCGGTCACAATATAAATAATCACGCGGATCAGCGTTGAACAATCCGTTTCGCATGGCGTATCGACTTTGTCCAGCGACTTGATCTTGTTCTCCTTAACGTAATTGAAAAGCGTTGTCTTGTGCGCCTGACAGTAACCGATATTTGCATTATTGCAAGCATACTTCATCTGCAGCGCCGCCGCTTCCGCGTAAACAGTACTGATCCAATTGAAGATAAGCCATCCGAGAGTATGCACGTAAAATGCGCACATGCTCACTTCGCCCTTGGTGTCGTTTGTATTGGAGACCTGCTTCTGATCGCCGGGTTTGCCTCCGGATATTCCCCCGTTTTCATTGCTTCGTGCTGAACCAAAAATAATTGACATAAATATGTACCTCCTAATTTTTAAACTGCGTGATTGTCTGAATCACTTTGTCATAACCAACCATTGCGCATAACCACGAAAGAAGAACCAGCGCGATCAGATACACGACCATCTGCGCATTGATTGTAGCTGCCATCAAGATGATGTACGACGATCCAACCAGAAGAGAAAGAACGATTGCCACAACTCCGGCAAGGGCGTTCGCGCGGTAAGACACGTCCAACTCCTGCAGCAGCATCTTAACTCCTTCTGTGAATAACCCGGTAAATGCTGATACGATCAGCAAAATAAATAAAAATACTTCTAATGTCATAATTACTCCTCTCCGGCATTTTGCCTTTCTTCATTTTTTCTGTCTTCAAGTTCATACTCGCGGTCTCGTTTACTGTCCTTGTTCGTCTTAATCCATCCCATCACGCCACATTCTCCGCCGCATACGGAAAACACGCAGGTGCAAAGGGTGTCCGGAATCCCGCCCGTCTTAGTGTATATTACGATCATGACCGATGTGAAAACGAGAAGCAGGATAGCTATGAATACGAGAATGCGATCCATAACTCCGATAGTGCTTTTTTTCTTTTTCATAGTACCTCCTAAATAAATGAATTTTCATCCTTACATTTTTCGTAGGTCTTTTTGATTTTGGCAATTGCTGATGTAGCCTTGTTATTCGGATAATCTTTGTGCTTTGTACAATACTTTTCGTATTGGTCGATATCCGAAAGCACCTGGTTGAAATGCTCCTCGGAATGTTTTGATCCGTGCCGGATCTCATCATCGAACCGGAGAATCCGGTATCGCGCTGTATCGGCTTTGTTCTCTTCCAGTTCATCCAGGACATCCGCTGTCAGCGCTTTCCCTATGGTTCTTGCAATCCAGCTCCACGGGTTGACTTTAACCGGCGTGATCTCGATGATAGAAAGGATCACGACTAATGTGAGACCGCCATTTGTAATAATTTCTTGCAAACTCAACGAACTCTACCTCCCTTTCATTGATATAAAA